TCGAAATGGAAGGTAGTATTGGATAGCTTTAAACCGCGTTGTTAAGCCATTCTTGACTTCCGAAAATGGCTATTGATACCATTTTGATACCATTTACTTGTCAAAAATGGCTATTGCATCGTGTTTTTTCTGAGTATATAAATGGCTGTAAGTGCCCATCGTTTCAGTGATTTGAGCATGTCTCATGAGTGACTGTAAAACGAAAATATCTACACCATTATTTGCAAGATAAGATGCATAAGAATGTCTTAACGCGTGAATGTTATAATGGGGGAAAGCTTTTTGGAATTTCTTTTGAACATGACTGTAATGTTTGGGAGCCATTCCTCCGAAAATAAAATAACTACGTTCATCAAAATATTTATTTAACTCTTTTTCACGTTGGTGTCGTTCAGTTAACATTGTATTGATGAATTTAGGTAAAGGAACAATATCCTCTGAACTATCTGTTTTTGGTCTCGGATATATAGTTCTATTAGAGATGTCCATTGTTTTATTTATGGATATCTCTTTTTTGTATTTATTGTAGTCTGTCCAAACAAGCGCCATAGCTTCGCCAATCCTCAAACCTGTATAAAACATTAATGTAAATAACTCTCTGTAATCTTGCTCTTCAATGTCTTTGATTCTTTCTTCAAATTCTTCACGCATCATAAACTTAGGTTTTGGCTTTACACGCGGAATAGGTTTAATTGATATTGTTGGATCTGTACGTAATCCAAAGTATTTTTTAGCATAATTAATTACAACTTTAAAACCTGACCAAATTGTACGAGCAGAATTTGTTGATGCTACATTCTCTATTAGATATTTACGAAACTCTTGGCATTGATTTTGTGTTATCTTATTCATTTTTATGTGCCCGAACTTAGCTTTAAAGTGTTTATGATATTCATTTTGTTTGCGTCGTTTTGTTTTAGGTCTCAAATCGCTATTTTCTAAATAGTGATGAAAAACATAATCAAATGTTTTAGAATCGCTATATCCTTCGTTTACGTCATTCAAAAAAATAGCCTCTGCTCTCTTAGCTTCACGCTTAGTTGAAAAACCGCGTTGCATCTTACGTTTGTTATTACCGTATACATCTTTATATCTAATGGAAAAATACCATTTACCTGTATTATCATTCTTATATACTGGCATTTTGCTTCTCCCTCCTCAAAATTGGCAAAAAAATAATAAGGGTAGGCGGGCTACCCGAAATTTTATTGTTGAATCACTTCGCTATTTTGACGTTTGAAATTGTCAAAATCATTTTGTGCTTTCTTCCATGAATTATAGTCTTGTCCGTCTTGTACTGCCCATGAACCACCTATGCCGGCAGTATGGCCACCATTCTGACGTTTGTTTTCTTCTGTTGCTCTTTTAGCTTCTTGATAAGCGTTGTAAGATGTGTCGCTTGAAAACTCATCTTTTACTGGCGCGTTGTTATTTTTATTAGAAGCGGGATTATTTTGTTTTTGATTTTGTTTGGGTGCATTGTTAGTTTGTTGATGGTCATTAACATTTGTGTTGTTCTCGTTGTTTACTTGATTATTGTTATCGTTTTGATTAGCATTTTCTTTTTTCGCTTCTGCTTTGTCTTTAGTTTCTTTCTTTTTGTCTTTATTCTCTTTCTTTGTTTCCGCTTTCTTGCTTTCCTCTTTCTTATCGCCGTCGTTGCTACCACATGCACCTAATACTAACGCGCTAGCTAAAATTAAATATAATAATCTTTTCATGTTTTACACTCCTTTATTTGCTATTTGTTTTAATAAATCTATGACTTCGTTGTTTTGCTCGATAATTCTATTATTTTGCTTTATTAGTTCGTCTCGTTGAGCTATAGAGACAAAGTTTTGTTTTAATTGCGTATCGTAGAATACGAATTTAGCTTGTTTATCTACGTTTGTTGTGAATGTACCTAAACCGTTGTAGACTTTCAATAGTGTAGGGTTAATATTTTGCTTTTGATATGCGTAAGTCGTAACGTCGGTAGCTTCTTTAATACCTTGTCCGTTTAAACTTTTAGCTGATTTTGATTCGTATTCTTCGTTAGTGTTTTTAAAATTTTCAGATTTATAAAGTTGGATATCAAGTTCTTTTCCTTCTTTAAAATCATTTAATATCTTTCTTTTTTCATCTGTTGTCATTTTTTTATACATGTCAATTTTTCTATTGCTTAATTTACTAAACATTTTTGTTTCTGTTAGAATTTCTTTAAAAGTTAATTTATCTCCTGCCATTTTCAATTTCTCCTTCATTCGGTTTATATTAAAATATTAGAAAGAACGATAATTACATTTTTGTCCTATTTGTTATTTTAGAATTCATAACTCTTTGACGCGATTCTTTAGCTTGTTTAACCATATTTTTAAATTCTTGACTTTCGATAAACGCGTTAGCTTCTTCAATTTCCTCTTGTGTAAGTTTTTTTCTACCAGTGTTAATGTGTATATGCTCAATTTCTTCATATGATTCCATAATTTTTTATTTCTCCTTTGCTTACTTTTTATATTAAAGCGCCACATAGGCGCTATTAATCAAAAATTCGATAGTTATAAATAACTTTGCCTATCACTTCGATTTCATCAATAGAATCTAAATCGTAAGAATTAGTTTTAAATTCATCTGAATAGCTTACTGGGTCTAAATGTAGTTTTGTTTCAGTACGTCTCACACGCTTAACTGTATATTCACCACCTAGACGTAATACAAGTATGTCATTGCTATTAAGTCTATGATCACAAGACTTTCTATAATCATGAACAATTATATAAGAGCCATTAGCAAGTATTTTATTCATGCTATCTCCGTTTATTTTTAGCGCTATACATTCACTAGGTTTACGACCGTTAAAAGCAAATGGGGGAACTTTTAATTTTTCGTTATCAATTGCAACCTCTTCGAAATTCCCAGCAGAAACTTTACCGAAATATGGAACCTCGATTTCGCTATCAAATTCTGGCAAAACAATTTCCTCAATTTCTCCTAATAGGTAACCTTTAGAAACATTGAACAAACTTGAAATTTTTTCGACCATACCCATTCTAGGTTCAGTTCTTCCGCTTTCCCACATTCTTATAGTACCTTCGGAAACATCTAATTTTCTAGCCATCTCAACTTTAGACAATCTATTGTTCAATCTGATTTCTTTTATGGAATTTTTGAAAGCCATTTTGTTTTCCTTCCTTATATATAATGTTTTTACACTTTTATTATACTATGAAAAATCGTAATTGCAACCCTTAAAATACGATTTACAAAAATAAAAATACGTAAATTTCTAAAATAATTACGAAAAATACTTGAATTCGTATTTAAGTTACGATATACTTTAGTCAGAACTTAATAAGGAGGTTAAAAAATGAACTACATCAAACAAAGTCTGAAATTAGATGAATGGCGAAAGCGAAAAGGTTATACCCAGTCGTCTTTCGCTGAAAAACTAGGTATTTCACCATCTACTTATAACATTTGGGAAAATAACCCAGAAATGATTAAACCTAGAGATGCTTTTAGAATTGCCAAAGCATTAAATATCTCTATTGATGAGATTATTTTTTTAAAAGACGAATCGTATTTTAAATACGTTTTAGTCGAAGAAAAACAAACAACTTAATATAACTACGCTTATCAACATCCACATTGAGCAGATGTGAGCGAGAGCTGGCGATGATATGAGCCGCGCTTAAATACATTCGATAGTCATTGCGATAACCGTCTGCTGAATGTGGGTGTTGAGGAAAAAGGAGGATACTCAAATGCAAGCATTACAAACATTTAATTTTAAAGAGCTACCAGTAAGAACAGTAGAAATTGAAAACGAACCTTATTTTGTAGGAAAAGATATTGCTGAGATTTTAGGATATGCAAGAGCAGACAATGCCATTAGAAATCATGTTGATAGCGAGGACAAGCTGACGCACCAATTTAGTGCATCAGGTCAAAACAGAAATATGATCATTATCAACGAATCAGGATTATACAGTCTAATCTTCGATGCTTCTAAACAAAGCAAAAACGAAAAAATTAGAGAAACCGCTAGAAAATTCAAACGCTGGGTAACATCAGATGTCCTACCAGCCATTCGCAAACATGGTATCTACGCAACGGACAACGTAATTGAACAAACATTAAAAGATCCAGACTACATCATTACAGTGTTGACTGAGTATAAGAAAGAAAAAGAGCAAAACTTACTTTTACAACAAGAAATCGGAGAACTAAAACCCAAAGCAGACTATGTAGATGAAATCTTAAAGTCAACTGGCACATTAGCCACAACTCAAATCGCGGCAGACTACGGTATATCAGCACAAAAGTTAAACAAACTACTACACGAAGCTAGACTACAACGAAAAGTAAATAAACAGTGGGTGCTTTACTCAGAACACATGGGCAAGAGTTACACAGATTCAGACACTATAACAATTGTGCGTTCTGATGGCAGAGAAGACACAGTTTTACAAACTAGATGGACGCAAAAAGGCAGATTGAAAATACATGAAATCATGACTGAATTCGGTTATGAAGCTAATTTAGGGGGAGCGTAAATGACACCAGAACAAAAAGAAAAGCTAAACAATATAGTATTAACACTTTATGCAGTTAAAGAAAACAAAAGTCAAACATACACACACAAAGATACTCTTACTGTGACATATGCAGGCGAGATTGAGCACACTTACGAAGTCGACAGAGAGAAACACCTTGAATCAATGATTGAGTGGGCAATTGACCAAATCGAACAGCACTTTGATTTAGACGAAGAAGAATAACACACAATTGAACAAACAACTTAATAGGAGGAATTACAAATGAACGCACTATACAAAACAACCCTCCTCATCACAATGGCAGTTGTGACGTGGAAGGTTTGGAAAATTGAACGAAATACGAGAAAGCCTGTAATCAATCGAAATGATTTTAGTAAAGAGTCTACAGCAGAAACGATTGAGCGACACAGTGATCCTGATTCAGGAATAAAACTACTTAAGGCATTTTCCGACTTCACTAAACAAGCTGAAAAGCAAAAACCTACACTAGGAGAAGTTTATAGACGGAACAAACCTGAATTACCAACCGTTACTTTAGACGAAAACGGACTGTTTATAAATGATTTTAGGGTGCCTTATGTACTTGAGGAAGGGGTTAACGTAAAGAAATTTATGAACAACCTATATAAGGTCAGTTTGGACTTTTTCGCTAAAAGTATTATTGCAGATAATTACGAAGCAGATAACCCAGAGAATCAACAGTTATTTTAAAGGAGGAAAAGATATGATGAAAAATAGTTTGCAAGCTAAAGAACTTGCAGTAATTTTATCTGTTTCTAAATCCAAAGCAGGACAAATAATAAGAGAACTGAATAAAGAGCTTGAAGATGAAGGATACATTGCGATACGAGGCAGAATACCAGTCCAATTAGCTAGGAAAAAATTCCCTTATCACGACTTATCAGACCAGAGAATAATGGAGGAGTTGAAAAAAGAAAATGAGTAACATTTATAAAAGCTACCTAGTAGCAGTACTATGCTTCACAGTCTTAGCAATTGTGCTTATGCCGTTTCTATACTTCACTACAGCGTGGTCAATTGCAGGATTCGCAAGTATCGCAACATTCATATTTTATAAAGAATACTTTTATGACAACAAAGGAGAATGAAAAGATGTCAGATAAAGACTTGATGGAAAAAGTTGACAAGAGAAGGAAAGAAAAAGATTTAACGGTGAGAGAAATAGGATATTTGCTAGGTTTCTCTGATACTTATTTTATTAAGTTAAGAAATGGTTCAAGAAGAATTACCGATCGGAAGAGAGATAGAATTAATCGTTATTTAAACGGTGAATACGACAATGTAAAAATTCCTAAATATTCAAGAGATTCTGAACAAGTAGCATATGACAAGGGATATAAACAAGCTTTAAAAGATTTAGAAGAATTTGTAAATAATAAAAAAACTGCTACTTGCGACAACAAGTAACAGTGACAAACACTTAAGAAAAAATTCATGTTCAATATAAAACGAAACAAGGAGGAAGTCAACCATGACTAAAAACTATAAAGACATGACTCAGGACGAAATAAAAGACTTATTATCTGAAAAAAGCGGAGAATTGTATGAATTAGCGAAAGAAATTAAGGGAGAAAGTAAATTTGATATTTTGCTTTTCTCATCAATAGGAGTTATCGACGGAGATTATTTAGCAGGTTCAAGTTCTGTGATTGGTCATACTTTCGATCTTGCTTCTTTATTGGATAGCACTAAGAGTTATAAAGACATTGTCAATGTTCTCCAAATGTGTAAATCACAAAAATTTCTCGGTAATGATGACAACAAGGAGGACTAAAACAATGTATTACGAAATAGGCGATATCATACGCAAAAATATTCATGTTAACGGATTCGATTTTAAGCTATTCATTTTAAAAGGTCATATGGGCATATCAATACAAGTTAAAGATATGAACAACGTACCAATTAAACATGCTTATGTCGTAGATGAGAATGACTTAGATATGGCATCAGACTTATTCAACCAAGCGATAGATGAATGGATTGAAGAGAACACAGATGAACAGGACAGACTAATTAACTTAGTCATGAAATGGTAGAGGGGGATTAACTAATGGCTAATCTATATGAGCTATCAGAAGCATTTAAAGAGATGTCTAATCAAGATGAATTAGATCCAACATTACTAAAAGATACATTAGATTCTATCAAAGCAGAAATGAACGTCAAAGTAGACAACATTGTCAATTGGAGACGTGAAACTTTAGGTGACATAGATGTCATAGATAAAGAAATTAAGAGACTTCAAAATTTAAAAAAACAAAAACAAAATTTAACTGATCGTTTAAGAGATTACTTAAAAGAGATGTTAGAAACACAGGAAGTAGATAGTTACCGCACAGCTACTAATCATATTTACAAACGCAAAAACGGGGCTAGTAAAAATATTATCGATGAAAAACTTATTCCAAAGGATTATTGGCTATCACAAGCGCCAAAGCTTAATTCTAAGCAACTAATCGATGATTTGAAAGCTGGCAAAGATATTCCGGGTGCTGAATTAAAGGTAACGGAAAGTTTGGTGATTAAGTGATGAGTGAGGAACAAGACATTTTACAAGAACTAGGTATTGAAGAAATTAACGAAGATACTCAGAACTATTATTCAATTATGGTATATGGCAAATCAGGAACCGGAAAGACGACTTTAGCCACTAGAGAAAACAACGCTTTTATTATTGATATTCACGAAGATGGCACTCAAGTAACGCGGCAAGGTTTTGTGAAGAGGGTCGACAATTACATTGCTTTTAGAAACACAATTGCGAGTATTGAATCGATTGTAAATACAGCTAGACAAAAAGGAAAGTTACTTGATGTGGTTGTAATTGAAACAGCTCAAAAATTAAGAGATATAACGCTAACTCATGTAATGAATACGCATCAAGTCAAAAAAGCGAGAATACAAGATTATGGGGAAACATCTAAATTGATCGTTAACTCGATTAGGCACCTATTAAAGGTTAAAGATAAGCTCGGATTTCACGTTGTGCTTACAGGACATGAAGGGCTTAACTCAGAAGATAAAGATGAGAACGGAAAAATTATTAACCCTAGAATATCAATTGAAGTACAACCGGCAATACACAATAACTTAGTAACTCAGTTCGACATTATAGGACATACATTTATAGAAGATCATACAGATGAGAACGGAAATGCGACACACGACTATGTATTTTCTGTAGAGCCTTCTAATTTATATACAACTAAAGTTAGGCATAATCCGCAAATAACAATCAATAATCCAGGTATTAAAAATGCTTCAATTTCAAAAATTATAGATATGGCACAAAACGGAAACTAATAAAAAACTAAAAAGGACGGTATTTAATTATGAAAATCACAGGACAAGCGCAATTTACTAAAGAAACAAATCAAGAAAAGTTTTATAACGGCTCAACAGGGTTTCAAGCTGGAGAATTCACAGTGAAAGTTAAAAATATTGAATTCAATGATAGAGAAAATAGATATTTCACAATCGTATTTGAAAATGATGAAGGCAAACAATATAAACATAATCAATTTGTACCGCCGTATAAATATGATTTCCAAGAAAAACAATTGATTGAATTAGTTACTCGATTAGGTATTAAGTTAAATCTTCCTAGCTTAGATTTTGATACCAATGATCTTATTGGTAAGTTTTGTCACTTGGTATTGAAATGGAAATTTAATGAAGATGAAGGTAAGTATTTTACGGATTTTTCATTTATTAAACCTTACAAAAAGGGCGATGATGTTGTTAACAAACCTATTCCGAAGACAGATAAGCAAAAAGCTGAAGAAAATAACGGGGCACAACAACAAACATCAATGTCTCAACAAAGCAATCCATTTGAAAGCAGTGGCCAATTTGGATATGACGACCAAGATTTAGCGTTTTAAGGTGTGGTTTAAATGCAATACATTACAAGATACCAGAAAGACAATGACGGCACTTATTCCGTCGTTGCTACTGGTGTTGAACTTGAACAAAGTCACATTGACTTGCTAGAAAACGGATATCCACTAAAAGCAGAAGTAGAGGTTCCGGACAATAAAAAACTATCTATAGAACAACGCAAAAAAATATTCGCAATGTGTAGAGATATAGAACTTCACTGGGGCGAACCAGTAGAATCGACTAGAAAATTATTACAAACAGAATTGGAAATTATGAGAGGTTATGAAGAAATCAGTCTGCGTGACTGTTCAATGAAAGTCGCAAGGGAGTTAATAGAACTGATTATAGCGTTTATGTTTCATCATCAAATACCTATGAGCATAGAAACAAGCAAGTTGTTAAGCGAAGATAAAGCATTATTATATTGGGCTACAATCAACCGCAACTGTGTAATATGTGGAAAGCCTCGCGCTGACCTAGCGCATTATGAAGCAGTCGGCAGAGGCATGAACAGAAACAAAATGAATCACTATGACAAACAAGTATTAGCGTTATGTCGCGAACATCACAACGAGCAACATGCGATTGGTGTTAAGTCGTTTGATGATAAATATCACTTGCATGACTCGTGGCTAAAAGTTGATGAGAGGCTCAACAAAATGTTGAAAGGAGAAAAGTGATTTGGATATAAATACATTTAAAAAAGAAGCAAATGTGATGAACTTTTTATTGAGTATGCACAGCAAAATTATTAATGAAGAAAATGAATCAACTATCAGCAGTGAAATTGAGAAAAAAATATTGGAAATACCACTGGCTGATAGTTGGACAGACTATTTACTGTTAAGTAACGAAGAAGTAAACCTTAAGTTAAAAAAGTTGATAATGTTGCATCGCCGAAATCTACAACTGGTAATTGACGAAAAGCATCAAGAAGAGCTTGAAAGAATTCGACCTTCTTTTGATCAAAACTTTGACCCCAATCCTGTGAAAAGATATTCACAAAATTAGAAAGTTTGTATGTGAAGGTTTCGTATGCGTAGTAGTCAGTCTTTACTTTAATCATTTTCAATTCTGTTACTAAAGCCTTATTTAGATAATTTAGACATTCTAAATGGGTATGATTAAATGTATTTTCAGTAAGCGTATACGCGATGTTTAAAGCAGATTTAGCAATCAAAAATAAATCAGATTCCCAAAAGAAGGGGTGAGTTTTATCTAAATGTAATTCCTGTTTTTCAGACATTGTTAATAAACGTTTGAAATTATTTTCCATATTTTCACCCCCAATCTAACGCAGTAGCGATAACAAAATTATAGCAGAAAGGAGATAACGAAATGGCAACATTTAGAGTTTACAAAGAATCAGGCAACTTTGTCACAGTACACAAAGATTTTATACATGATTCTAATATAAGTTGGAAGGCTAAAGGTATTCTACTTTATTTGTTAAGTCGACCTGATAACTGGCAAATTTACGAAACAGAACTAGAGCAACATTCAACTGATGGACTTAGCGGTTTAAAGAGTGGAATCAAGGAACTGGAAGAAATTGGATATATTCAACGTAGTAGAAAACGTGATAAGAGTGGTAGGTTAAATGGTTATGAGTACTTGGTATATGAGCAACCGCACCACATTCGATTTTCCAACGTTGGAAAAACCGTTAACGGTAAAACCAACAATGGAAAAACCGTTAATGGTAAATCGCATACTACTAATAATAATAGTACTAATAATGATTTAACTAATAATAATAGTACTAATAATGAAGGAAGTATATTGTCGGGCAACCCGACGGTGTCTTCCATTCCCTATAAAGAAATTATTGATTACTTAAACAAAAAAGCGGGCAAGCATTTTAAACACAATACAGCTAAATCAAAAGATTTTATTAAAGCAAGATGGAATCAAGATTTTAGGTTGGAAGATTTTAAAAAGGTAATTGATATTAAAACAGCTGAGTGGCTTAACACGGATAGCGATAAATACCTTAGACCAGAAACACTTTTTGGCAATAAATTTGAGGGATACCTCAATCAAAAAGTACAACCAACTGGCACGGATCAATTAGAACGCATGAAGTACGACGAAAGTTATTGGGATTAGAGGGATATTATGAAACCACTATTCAGCGAAAAGATAAACGAAAGCTTAAAAAAATATCAACCTACTCATGTCGAAAAAGGATTGAAATGTGAGAGATGTGGAAGTGAATACGACTTATATAAGTTTGCTCCTACTAAAAAACACCCGAATGGTTACGAGTATAAAGACGGTTGCAAATGTGAAATTTATGAGGAATATAAACGAAACAAGCAACGGAAGATAAACAACATATTCAATCAATCAAACGTTAATCCGTCTTTAAGAGATGCAACAGTCAACAACTACAAACCACAAAATGAAAAACAAGTACACGCTAAACAAACAGCAATAGAGTACGTACAAGGCTTCTCTACAAAAGAACCGAAATCATTAATATTACAAGGTTCATACGGAACTGGTAAAAGCCACCTAGCATACGCTATCGCAAAAGCAGTTAAAGCTAAAGGGCATACGGTTGCTTTTATGCACATACCAATGTTGATGGATCGTATCAAAGCGACATACAACAAAAATGCAGTAGAGACTACAGACGAACTAGTCAAATTACTTAGTGAGATTGATTTGCTTGTACTAGATGATATGGGTGTAGAAAACACAGAACACACTTTAAATAAACTTTTCAGCATTGTTGATAACAGAGTAGGTAAAAACAATATCTTTACAACAAACTTTAGTGATAAAGAACTAAATCAAAATATGAACTGGCAACGTATCAATTCGAGAATGAAACACAATGCAAGAAAAGTAAGAGTAATCGGAGACGATTTTAGGGAGCGAGACGCATGGTAACCAAAGAATTTTTAAAAACTAAACTTGAGTGTTCAGATATGTACGCTCAGAAACTCATAGACGAGGCGCAGGGCGACGAAAATAAGTTATATGACCTATTTGTCCAAAAACTTGCAGAACGTCACACACGCCCCGCTATCGTCGAATATTAAGGAGTGTTAAAAATGCCGAAAGAAAAATATTACTTATACCGAGAAGATGGCACGGAAGATATTAAGGTCATCAAGTATAAAGACAACGTAAATGAAGTTTATTCGCTCACAGGAGCCCATTTCAGCGACGAAAAGAAAATTATGACTGATAGTGACCTAAAACGATTCAAAGGCGCTCACGGGCTTCTATATGAGCAAGAACTAGGATTACAAGCAACGATATTTGATATTTAGAGGTGGACGATGAGTAAATACAACGCTAAGAAAGTTGAGTACAAAGGAATTGTATTTGATAGCAAAGTAGAGTGTGAATATTACCAATATTTAGAAAGTAATATGAATGGCACTAACTATGATCGTATCGAACTACAACCTAAATTCGAACTACAACCTAAATTTGGGAAGCAAAGACCGATTACGTATATAGCCGATTTCTCTTTGTGGAAGGAAGGAAAACTGGTTGAAGTTATAGACGTTAAAGGTAAGGCGACTGAAGTTGCCAACATCAAAGCGAAGATATTCAGATATCAGTATAGAGATGTGAATTTAACGTGGATATGTAAAGCGCCTAAATACACAGGTCAAGAATGGATGGTATATGAGGACTTAGTGAAAGTCAGACGTAAAAGAAAAAGAGAAATGAAGTGATTTAATGCAACAACAAGCATATATAAACGCAACGATTGATATAAGAATACCTACCGAAGTTGAATATCAGCATTTTGATGATGTGGATAAAGAAAAAGAAACGCTGGCAGATTACTTATATAACAATCCTGACGAAATATTAGAGTATAACAATTTAAAAATTAGAAATGTAAATGTAGAGGTGGAATAAATGGGCAGTGTTGTAATCATTAATAATAAACCATATAAATTTAACAATTTCGAAAAAGAACTAATGGCAAAGCGTGGGATAAATGCCGGAATTGTTTCTAAACGTGTTAGAGGTTGTTGGGAGTTTTCAGAAGCTTTAGACGCGCCTTATGGCATGCACCTAAAAGAATATAGAGAAATGAAACAAATGGAAAAGATTAAACAAGCGAGACTCGAACGTGAATTGGAAAGAGAGCGAAAGAAAGAGGCTGAGCTAAGAAGAAAGAAACCACATTTGTTTAATGTTCCTCAAAAACATTCACGTGATCCGTACTGGTTTGATACTACTTATAACCAAATGTTTAAGAAATGGCAGGAAGCATAAATGCCTAAAACCGATAGCGCATGTAAAGAATACTTAAACCAATTTTTCGGCTCTAAGAGATATCTGTATCAGGATAACGAGCAAGTGGCACATATCCATGTAGTGAATGACACTTATTACTTTCATGGGCATATCGTACCAGGTTGGCAAGGTGTTAAAAAGACATTTGATACTGCTGAAGAGCTCGAAATATATATAAAGCAACATGGTTTGGAATACGAGGAACAGAAGCAACTAACTTTATTTTAGAGGAGATGGAAATGATGAAAATCAAAATTAAAAAAGAAATGAGACTAGATGAATTAATTAAATGGGCGCGAGAAAATCCGGAACTATCACAAGGGAAAATATTTTTTTCAACAGGATTTAGTGATGGATTCGTTCGTTTTCATCCAAATACAAATAAGTGTTCGACGTCAAGTTTTATTCCAATTGATATCCCCTTCATAGTTGATATTGAAAAAGAAGTAACCAAAGATACGGTATTTGATAAGTTGTTTGAAGTGTACGAGTTTCAAGAAGGAGATTATACCGCTATATCACACGCTAATATTAGTATAAACAAACGTTTAGATGAACATTGTTTCCCTATCAAAGCATTCTATATCTTAAACGACGACCTAACTATGACATTAATCTGGAAAGATGGGGAGTTGCTAGTATGATGTTGAAATTTAAAGCTTGGGATAAAGATAAAAAAGTTATGAGTATTATTGACGAAATCGATTTTAATAGTGGGTACATTTTGATTTCAACAGGTTATAAAAGTTTCAATGAAGTAAAACTATTACAATACACAGGATTTAAAGATGTGCACGGTGTGGAGATTTATGAAGGGGATATTGTTCAAGATTGTTATTCGAGAGAAGTAAGTTTTATCGAGTTTAAAGAAGGAGCCTTTTATATAACTTTTAGCAATGTAACTGAATTACTAAGTGAAAATGACGATATTATTGAAATTGTTGGAAATATTTTTGAAAATGAGATGCTATTGGAGGTTATGAGATGACGTTCACCTTATCAGATGAACAATATAAAAATCTTTGTACTAACTTTAACAAGTTATTAGATAAACTTCACAAAGCATTAAAAGATCGTGAAGAGTACAAGAAGCAACGAGATGAGCTTATTGGGGATATAGCTAAGTTAAGAGAGCGTAACGAAGAGCTGGAGAACATGTGGCGCACAGTCAAAAATGAATTGCTTGGAAGATACGAATTTTACCGTTTTAGACTTAACGAACTACAGATTGAGAGTAGAGCGAACAAGGCAGTAGCTATAAACATGGGGGCTAAAATCAACGCAAGTGCTATATTGTACCGAATGGACAAATTAGACGGAACAAATGAGTTCTACGAATTTTTAGGACAAATGGAGGATGACACTAATGAATAACCGTGAACAAATAGAACAGTCCGTTATAAGTGCTAGTGCGTATAACGGCAATGACACAGAGGGATTACTAAAAGAGATTGAGGACGTGTATAAGAAAGCACAAGCGTTTGATGAAATACTTGAGGGTTTACCTAATGCTATGCAAGATGCACTCAAAGAAGATATTTATCTTGATGAAGCAGTAGGGATTATGACGGGTCAAGTTGTCTATAAATATGAGGAGGAACAGGAAAATGACTAACACATTAACAATTGATCAGTTACAAGAGTTATTACAAATACAAAAGGAGTTCGACGATAGAATACCAACTAGAAATTTAAATGACACAGTAGCTAGTATGATTATTGAATTTGTAGAGTGGATTAACACACTTGAGTTTTTTAAAAATTGGAAGAAACAACCAGGTAAGCCATTAGATACACAATTAGATGAGATTGCTGATTACTTAGCTTTCAGTTTGCAATTAACTCTGACTATTGTTAATGAAGAAGATTTGGAAGAAACCACTGAGGTTATGGTTGATTTGTTTGAAAATGAAGTTACTTTACCTAAACTACATTCAGTTTATTTTGTTCATGTAATGCATACACTAACAGAACAATTTGTAAAAGGTATTGATAATAGTATTGTACAAGTTTTAATAATGCCTTTTTTGTACGCCAATACTTACTATACAATCGACCAACTCATTGACGCATACAAAAAGAAAATGAAAAGGAACCACGAAAGACAAGATGGAACAGCAGACGCAGGAAAAGGATACGTGTAAAGACATCTTAGATCGAGTCAAGGAGGTTTTAGGGAAGTGACACAATACTTAGTCACAACATTCAAAGATTCAACAGGACAACCACATGAACATTTTACTGCTGCTAGAGATAATCAGACGTTTACAGTTGTTGAAGCAGAGAGTAAAGAAGAAGCTGAGCGCAAATACGAGGCACAAGTTAAGATAAGGAGAGATGGAGATGCCAAAGAAAACGGTAACGATTGATGTAGATGAAAACTTATTAGTAGTAGCTAGTAATGAAATATCAGAACTATTATATGAATATGACAGTGAGTTAATGTCAGCTGATGAAGATGGCGATAATAGAGATATCGAAGAAAAAAGAGACGCATTAAAACAAGCTATACAAATTATCGATAAATTAACATGGGGTGTTTAGTGGTGGTTAAAGAAATTTTGAGACTATTATTCTTACTAGCGATGTATGAGTTAGGTAAGTATGTAACTGAGCAAGTATATATTATGATGACGGCTAATGATGAGGTAGAGGCGCCGAGTGATTTCGCTCATCTAAGCGACCAGTCGGATTTGATGAGGGCGGAGGTGTCGGAATAGATGTATAGCAAAGAGTCAATTGTCAATATGATAGGCACACATAAAATGAAATGCAATGTATTAGCTGATGTAATACCAGAATATGACAGTAATTCAATCGCACAATATGGCATACAAGCAACGTTACCGAAACCACAAGGGGAAAACTCGAGTAAAGTCGAAGATGTCGTTGTGAGGCTTGAGAGAGCGAATAAAAGGTATGCACAGATGTTAAAAGAAGTCGAGTTTATAAATCAATCACAACAGAGATTAGGACACGTTGACTTTTGCTTCTTAGAGTTGTTGAAGAAAGGTTATAACAGGGATGCGATTATCAAGAAGATGCCTAACTCTAAATTGAACAGAAACAACTTCTTAGCGCGCCGTGATGAGTTAGCAGAAAAAATTTATCTACTACAGTGACGAAAATGACGAAAATGACAGAAATGACGGAAATGACACTATTTTTAAACTGTGAATTAATTTTATATAATTGATTTGTAAGAATTATCTTAAGACGTGGGGTAATAGCCACATTAGATGTTCTCATCGATGTGATTGAGAAGTGGCAAACATGTAAAGTTGATATGTTACGCTATTAATCACTTACTACCTGCCTATATGGTGGGTAGTTTAATTCTTGCATTTTGAGCCTTAACTATTTTCCTCCTTTCACATTTATTGAACGTAGCTCCTGCACAAGATGTAGGGGCATTTTTTATATTTAAATAACTAGAGTAATTAACATAAAGTGGGTGATATTATACGATGAGTAAATTAAGTTTAAAGCAACGAAAGTTTGCAGATGAGTATATCAAAACAGGCAATGCAACGAAGGCGTATGTAAGTGCTGGATATTCTAAAAATAAGGCGCACACTAACGCAACAAAGTTACTACAAAATACTACAGTTAAGCATTACATCAAAGAACGTATAGAACAAATGCAACAAGACAGTTTAATGAGTATTACAGAAGCGTTAGCATTATCTGCTTCTATTGCTAGAGGAGAGCCTCAGGAGGCTTACAGTAAGAAGTATGACCATTTAAACGACGAAGTGGAAAAAGAGGTTACTTACACAATCACGCCAACTTTTGAAGAGCGTCAGAGATCTATTGACCACATACTAAAAGTACATGGTGCGTATATCGATAAAAAAGAAATCACTCAGAAGAATATTGAGATTAATATTGGTGAGTACGATGACGAAAGTTAAATTAAACTTTAACAAACCGTCTAATGTTTTCAATAGAAACATATTCGAAATACTAACCAATTACGATAACTTCACTGAAGTACATTACGGTGGAGGTTCGAGCGGTAAGTCTCACGGCGTTATACAAAAAGTTGTACTCAAAGCATTGCAAGATTGGAAATATCCTAGGCGTATACTGTGGCTTAGAAAAGTACAATCAACAATTAAAGATAGTTTGTTCGAAGATGTTAAAGATTGTTTGATAAACTTTGGTATTTGGGACATGTGCCTTTGGAATAAGACTGATAACAAAGTTGAATTGCCAAACGGCGCAGTTTTTTTGTTTAAAGGATTAGATAACCCAGAGAAAATAAAGTCGATAAAAGGCATATCAGACATAGTCATGGAAGAAGCGTCTGAATTCACACTAAATGATTACACGCAATTAACGTTGCGTTTGAGGGAGCGTAAACACGTGAATAAGCAAATATTTTTGATGTTTAACCCAGTATCTAAACTGAATTGGGTTTATAAGTATTTCTTTGAACATGGTGAACCAATGGAAAATGTCATGATTAGACAATCTAGTTATCGAGATAATAAGTTTCTTGATGAAATGACACGACAAAACTTAGAGTTGTTAGCAAATCGTAATCCAGCATATTACAAAATTTATGCGTTAGGTGAATTTGCTACACTAGACAAATTGGTTTTCCCTAAGTATGAAAAACGTTTAATAAATAAAGATGAGTTAAGACATTTACCTTCTTATTTTGGATTGGACTTTGGCTACGTTAATGATCCTAGTGCTTTTATACATTCTAAAATAGATGTAAAGAAAAAGAAGTTATACATCATTGAAGAGTATGTTAAACAAGGTATGCTGAATGATGAAATAGCTAATGTCATAAAGCAACTTGGTTATGCTAAAGAAGAAATTACAGCAGATAGTGCAGAACAAAAAAGTATAGCTGAATTAAGGAATCTAGGGCTTAAAAGGATTTTACCAACCAAAAAAGGGAAGGGCTCGGTTGTACAAGGGTTACAATTCTTAATGCAATTTGAAATCATTGTTGATGAACGTTGTTTCAAGACTATTGAAGAGTTTGACAACTACACATGGCAAAAGGACAAAGATACAGGTGAATATACCAATGAACCAGTAGATACATACAATCATTGTATCGATTCGTTGCGTTATTCAGTGGAACGATTCTACAGACCGGTTAGAAAACGCACAAATGTCAGTTCGAAAGTTGACACAATAAAATCTCTAGGATTATAGGAGGGAACAAATGTTAAAAGTAAACGAATTTGAAACAGATACAGATCTACGGGGAAACATAAATTACTTATTTAATGATGAAGCCAATGTTGTTTACACATATGACGGGACGGAATCCGATTTATTACAAAACGTTAATGAAGTAAGTAAATACATTGAACATCACATGGATTACCAACGACCTAGATTAAATGTGTTGAGTGATTACTACGAAGGTAAAACTAAGAATCTGGTTGAGTTAACACGACGCAAAGAAGAGTACATGGCAGATAACCGTGTAGCGCATGATTACGCATCTTATATTAGCGATTTTATCAACGGCTATTTCTTGGGTAATCCAATTCAATATCAAGATGATGACAAAGATGTATTAGAAGCTATTGAGGCATTCAATGATTTGAATGATGTTGAGTCACACAATAGATCTCTAGGATTAGACTTATCAATTTACGGTAAAGCTTATGAGTTAATGATTAGAAACCAAGATGATGAAACGCGTTTATACAAGAGTGATGCAATGAGTACTTTTGTCATATACGACAATACAATTGAACGTAATAGTATCGCAGGCGTTAGATATTTAAGAACTAAACCAATAGACAAGACTGACGAAGATGAAGTGTTTACAGTTGATTTATTTACTTCTCACGGTGTTTATAGATATCTTACCAGTAGAACAAATGGATTGAAGCTCACACCACGTGAAAACGGTTTTGAATCACACTCTTTCGAACGTATGCCTATTACAGAATTTAGCAACAACGAAAGAAGAAAAGGGGATTATGAGAAAGTAATCACTTTAATTGATTTGTATGATAATGCTGAATCAGATACTGCTAACTATATGAGTGATTTAAATGACGCTATGTTACTTATTAAAGGTAATTTAAATTTAGATCCCGTAGAAGTTAGAAAACAAAAGGAAGCTAACGTGTTGTTTTTAGAACCGACTGTTTATGCTGATAGCGAAGGTAGAGAAACAGAAGGTTCAGTTGACGGTGGTTATATTTATAAGCAATATGATGTACAAGGTACCGAAGCTTATAAAGACCGTTTGAACAGTGATATACACATGTTTACCAACACGCCTAACATGAAAGATGATAACTTTAGTGGCACTCAATCGGGCGAGGCAATGAAATACAAATTATTTGGATTGGAACAACGTACTAAAACTAAAGAAGGATTGTTTACTAAAGGATTAAGACGTCGTGCTAAGTTGTTAGAGACAATACTTAAAAATACACGGTCGATTGACGCTAACAAAGATTTCAATACTGTTAGATACGTATACAACAGAAACTTACCTAAATCATTGATTGAAGAATTAAAAGCTTATATTGATTCTGGCGGGAAGATTAGCCAAACAACTTTAATGTCTCTATTCTCGTTCTTCCAAGACCCTGAATTAGAAGTTAAGAAAATCGAAGAAGATGAGAAAGAATCTATTAAAAAAGCTCAAAAAGGTATTTATAAAGACCCTAGAGACATCAATGATGACGAACAAGATGATGATACAAAAGATACTGTTGATAAAAAGGAATGATTGTAATTGCCTAACAAAAACACTCAAGAATATTGGGAAGAACGCGGACGCAAAGCAATCGAGAATGAGTTGAAGCGTGATAAAACTAAAGCTGAAGAAATAGAACGTATATTGAATATGATGATTAAGCGCATTGAAAAAGAGATCAATGCGTTTATTGTTAAGTACGGAGATTTTGCAGGCGTTACATTACAAGAAGCACAAAAGATTATTGATGAGTTCGATGTAAAAGCGTTTCAAGAAGAAGCAAAAAGATTGGTCGAAAACAAGGACTTTAGCGATAGAGCAAATGAAGAATTAAAGAAGTATAACACTAAGATGTATGTATCTAGAGAACAGATGTTAAAGATTCAAATAGAATTCTTAATTGCTTATGCAACAGCTCAAACAGAATTATCGATGAGGGAATATTTCGAATCAACAGCTTATCGTGTGTTCAGTGATCAAGCGGGTATTTTAGGTGAAGGTGTACAAGTAGCTAAAGAAGTTATAGATACAATCGTTGATACACAATTTCATGGTGTCGTTTGGTCAGAGCGATTATGGACTAATACCGAAGCAATGAAACAAGAAGTAGAAGAAATAATTGCTAATGTAGTTATTAGAGGTCGACATCCTAATGAATATGTTAAAGATATGCGCAAGCACTTAAATAAATTCGAAGGCACAGCACGACAAAAGACCGCAGCAATTAAATCATTGCTTTATACGGAATCGGCACGTGTTCACGCACAATCAAGCATTGACAGCATGAAAGAAATTTCACCGGAAGGATATTATATGTATATTGCAAAAATCGATAATAGAACAACTAAAGTATGCAAAGGGCTTAATGGAGAAATATTCAAAGTTAAAGACGCTAAAATTGGTGTTAATTTCTATCCTATGCATATCAATTGTCGTTCAGATTGCGCTTTACTACCTAAATCTATGTGGCCGAAAAAACCAAGCAAGAAACGAAAAACAAAATACTTCGGAGGGAAAGTGAAAATCGGTGATTGATTTAAAAGTAAAGTTTTTTAAAGGCAAGTTAGTTTTGTATGACAGTAAATTAAATGTTTGGAGGATACTAATATGAGTAATACTGACAAATACCTTAGAGACATAGCAAGAGAATTAAAAGGTATACTTAAAGAGTTACAAAAGCGAAACGAAACAGTTATTATTGATGCAAACTTAGACAGTGTAAGGTCGGCAGTATTAGCCGATAAAGAAAAATCGAAATATAATGAACCTCTCTTTTAATAGCTAGCACTTAATTGTGTTGGCTATTTTTTATGTCCAAACCATGCTTATGACAATAAAAGGTGCAAGCGTTACAGCCCGAACCATGTATGGCTTAAAACTAATCAAGAGTAAATAAATGAGGTGTAAAAACTATGGATATCCAAGAGAAGTTAAAACTCAAATTACAGTTTTTTGCTGAAGAATCAGATGGAGATAATGGAAAATTAAAAGATAACAACGATGATGAAGGCAAAGACAAACAAGACAAAAAGACTAATTCAGAAGAAGAAATAGAAAAAAGACTACAAGAAGAATATAACAAGCGTCTTAAAGAAGAATTAAGTCGTCGTATGAAGCAGAAAGAAAAAGAGAAACAAGAAGCTGTTGATGAAGCTAAACGATTAGCAAAAATGAACAAAGATCAAATCGCTGAATATGAACGCGAACAAATGGAAAAAGAGCTGGAACAATTACGTTCAGAAAAACAATTAAACGAAATGCGTTCAGAAGCACGAAAAATGTTGAGTGAAGCGGAAGTTGATTCATCAGATGAGGTTGTTAATTTAGTTGTAACAGATACTGCTGAACAAACTAAATTGAATGTTGAAGCTTTTTCTAATGCAGTAAAAAAAGCGGTTAATGAAGCGGTTAAGGTTAACGCTAGACAATCGCCATTGACTGGTGGAGATTCATTTAATCACTCGACTAAAAATAAACCGCAAAACTTAGCTGAAATAGCTAGACAAAAAAGAATTATTAAAAATTAACGGAGGCATTTAAATGGAACAAACACAAAAATTAAAATTAAATTTGCAACATTTTGCGAGTAACAATGTTAAACCGCAAGTATTTAACCCTGATAATGTAATGATGCACGAAAAGAAAGATGGCACGTTGATGAATGAATTCACAACGCCCATCTTACAAGAGGTTATGGAAAACTCTAAAATTATGCAATTAGGTAAGTACGAACCAATGGAAGGTACTGAGAAGAAGTTTACTTTTTGGGCTGATAAACCAGGTGCTTACTGGGTAGGTGAAGGTCAAAAAATCGAAACATCTAAAGCTACATGGGTTAATGCTACTATGAGAGCGTTTAAATTAGGGGTTATCTTACCTGTAACAAAAGAATTCTTGAATTACACTTATTCACAGTTCTTTGAAGAAATGAAACCTATGATTGCTGAAGCTTTCTATAAAAAGTTTGACGAGGCAGGTATTTTGAATCAAGGTAACAATCCATTCGGTAAATCAATTGCGCAATCAATTGAAAAAACTAATAAGGTTATTAAAGGTGACTTCACACAAGATAACATTATTGATTTAGAGGCATTACTTGAAGATGACGAATTAGAAGCAAATGCGTTTATCTCAAAAACACAAAACAGAAGCTTGTTACGTAAAATTGTAGATCCTGAAACGAAAGAACGTATTTATGACCGTAACAGTGATTCGTTAGACGGTCTACCTGTGGTTAATCTTAAATCAAGTAACTTAAAACGTGGTGAATTAATCACTGGTGACTTCGACAAATTGATTTATGGTATCCCTCAATTAATAGAATACAAAATCGATGAAACCGCACAATTATCTACAGTTAAAAACGAAGATGGCACACCTGTAAACTTGTTTGAACAAGACATGGTGGCATTACGTGCAACTATGCATGTAGCATTGCATATCGCTGATGATAAAGCGTTTGCTAAGTTAGTTCCTGCTGACAAAAGAACAGATTCAGTTCCAGGAGAAGTTTAATAAATAATTAGGAGTGGTAACATGCCCGAAATCATTGGAATTGTTAAAGTAGATTTTACAGATTTAGAAGATAACAGACATGTCTATATGAAAGGGCATGTCTACCCTCGCAAAGGTTATGATCCTACAGATGAACGTATCAAAGCTTTAGCTAGTGTTGAAAATAAACGCAACGAACAAATGATTTACATTGTAAATGACAAATTAACCAAAAAAGAACTTGTCGAAATAGCAAGTGTTGCTGGCTTACAAGTTGATGAAAAACAAACAAAAGCTGAAATTATCAACACTTTTGAGTCGCTAGAGTAGGTGGTTATATGACTACGCTAGCTGATGTAAAAAAACGTATTGGTCTTAAAGATGAAAAGCAAGATGAACAATTAGAGGAAATTATAAAAAGTTGTGAAAGCCAGTTGTTATCAATGTTACCTATTGAAGTTGAACAAATACCGGAAAGGTTTAGTTACATGATTAAAGAAGTTGCAGTTAAACGCTACAACAGGATTGGTGCTGAAGGTATGACATCAGAAGCGGTTGACGGACGTAGCAATGCGTATGAATTGAACGATTTCAAGGAGTATGAAGCTATTATTGATAATTACTTTAATGCTAGAACGAGAACTAAAAAAGGAAGGGCTGTGTTCTTTTGAGATATGAAGATAGAGTTATTTTTCAATTAGAACAAGTAGCAACTTACAATCCTAAAACTAGCAAAAAAGAAAACGCACTAATCACTTATGATGCGATACCATGCAATATTAACCCCATTTCTAGAGCAAGAAAGCAACTTGAATTTGGCGATGTAAAAAACGATGTAAGTGTCCTGAGGATAAAAGAATCCATATCTTCCCCTGTTAGCCACGTGTTAATTAATGGTATTCGCTACAAGATAGTTGATACAAGGACATACAGACACGAAACGTCATATTATATCGAAGAGGTCAATTGATGAATATAGATGGATTAGACGCACTGTTAAACCAATTTCACGATATGAAAACCAACATTGATGATGATGTAGATGATATTTTATTAGACAAAGCTAAAGAATACGTAGTAAGAGCTAAATTAAAGGCTAGAGAAGTAATGAATAAGGGTTATTGGACTGGTAATTTATCACGCAATATCAGATATAAAAAAACTGGCGATTTGCAATACACTATCACATCGCATGCGGCTTATAGTGGTTTCTTAGAGTTTGGTACTCGATACATGGAGGCAGAACCTTTTATGTGGCCGGTATACGAAGTGATTAAAAAATCAACTGTAGAAGAGCTGAAAGCGTTGTTTGAATAGGAGATAAAAGCATGACACCGAACTTACAACTTTATAATAAAGCGTATGAAACGCTACAAGGATATGGATTCCCTGTTATTTCTCGTAAAGAGATGCAACAAGAGATTCCGTATCCTTTTTTTGTCATAAAAATGCCGGAGTCAAATAGAAGTAAGTACACGTTTGATAGTTATTCCGGCGACACGAATTTAGTTATTGATATTTGGAGTGTAAGTGATGATTTAGGACATCATGACAGACTTGTTAAAAGATGTATCGATGATTTAACACCTAGCGTTAAAACAAACGATTATGACTTTGAAGAAGACGACATCAATATCACACAGTTAGTCGATGATACTACTAATAAAGAGTTACTACACACATCAGTAACGATAACGTACAAAACATATTAAAAAACGGAGGAATATTGAATGGCAAATATGAAAAATAGTAATGACCGTATTATTTTGTTTAGAAAAGCAGGCGAAAAAGTCGATGCTACTAAAATGCTTTTTTTAACTGAATACGGTTTATCACATGAAGCTGATACGGATACAGAGGATACAATGGACGGTTCTTATAACACTGGTGGTTCAGTTGAATCAACAATGTCTGGTACTGCTAAAATGTTTTATGGTGACGATTTTGCAGATGAAATTGAAGATGCAGTTGTAGATCGCGTATTGTATGAAGCTTGGGAAGTTGAAAGTAGAATACCAGGCAAAAATGGAGATGCTACTAAATTTAAAGCGAAATATTTCCAAGGTTTCCACAATAAATTTGAATTAAAAGCAGAAGCTAACGGTATTGATGAATATGAATATGAATACGGAGTGAATGGTCGTTTCCAACGTGGGTTCGCAACATTGCCTGAGGCTGTGACAAAGAAACTTAAGGCGACTGGATACAGATTCCATGACACTACAAAAGAAGATGCGTTAACTGGCGAAGAGTTAACAGCAATTCCTCAACCTAAAGCAGATTCATCACCGGTTACACCAAGAGAGGTATAAAAAATAGGGCGTTAAGCCCTTTTTATTTTTGTTTAAATTAATCATGAATGGAGATTTTAAATTATGAATGTAGAAATTAATGGAAATTCACTAGAGTTAAGTTTTGGTTTTAAATTTTTAAGAGAGATCGATAACCGATTAGGTTTAAAAGTTGAACAAGCGTCTATCGGTCAAGGTGTATCAATGTTGCCTGTAGGTTTAGAAAGTGGAAATCCTGTAGTGATTGGCGAAGTTTTAATTGCAGCTACATCTCACTTGAAAAAACGAGCAATTACTATTAATAACATTGATGAAGCACTAGACGAAATCGCAGAAAATATTGGGCTAGAAGAATTCGGTTCAGATATTTTAACAGAGTTGGGAAAGCGACCTATGACCCGAAACCTAGTCGAAGTAGTGGAAGCGGAAGAGAAACCAGCGGAAGCGTAATAACTTACGACAGAATCGTTATCACTTGTATGTCGACACTCGGTATTACAGATTTAAATGTTATCGAGCAAATGACATTAACAGAATATAACTATCGAATGTATGCGAAAGAATATGAAATGCTAACCCAAGAATTCGAACGTTACAAACTTGCGTTTGCTATTCGTGACGCGGCAGCTACTAAAAACGTTGGTACAGAAAATAAACCTAAAGAGGAATATGTTTTTAACAACGCAAACGACGTATTGCCTTATGAAGAAAATATCCAACGGCTTAACGAAGGTAAAGATATAAGGTTTAGTAGTGAACGTGATGAATACGAACCACAAAATAATGAATTCTTTAAAGTTATAGCAGAATTTAATAAGCAATAGAAAGAGAGGTGTTAATGTGACGGAATATAAAATTAAAGCGACTATTGAAGCTAGTGTAGCCAAATTCAAAAGGCAAATTGATAGTGCGGTTAAGGCAGTGCAAAAATACAAGCGTACAGCTGATAAGACTAAAGATGTTGAATTAAGTGCTAATGATAAAAAATTACAAAAAACTATCAAGGTTGCTAAGAAGACTTTAGATTCGTTCGGTAATGAAAAAGCAAAAGCTAAATTAGATGCTAAAATAGAAGATCTGAAACAAAAAGTATTAGAAGCAAGTTTTGAATTAAATCAATTAGATTCAAAAGAAGTTACACCAGAAGTTAAGTTAGAAAAACAAAAGTTAATTAAAGATATCACTGAAACAGAAGCTAAGTTATCCGAACTGGAAAAGAAACGTGTCAATATTGACGTCAATGCTGATAACAGTAAATTTAATCGAGTGTTAAAAGTATCTAAAGCTAGTCTTGAAGCGTTAAATAGGTCTAAAGCAAAAGCTGTTATAGACGTGGACAATAGTGTTGCTAACTCTAAAATCAAACGTACTAAAGAAGAGCTTAAGAGTATTCCGAACAAAACTAGATCTCGACTTAATGTAGATACAGGGCTTTCTATATCAACAATCTATGCATTTAAAAAATCCTTAGACGCATTACCAAACAAAAAAACAACGAAGGTAGATGTCGATACTAATGGTTTAAAGAAAGCTTATACCTACATAATAAAATCAAACGACAATTTCCAAAGACAGATGGGGAATTTAGCTAATATGTTCCGTGTGTTCGGCACTGTAGGTTCTAATATGGTTGGTGGATTATTAACTTCATCTTTTAGTATCTTAATACCTGTAATAGCGAGCGTAGTACCTGTAGTGTTCGCGCTATTAAACGCTATCAAAGTATTAACTGGTGGCGTACTTGCTTTAGGTGGTGCTGTAGCAATAGCGGGAGCTGGATTTGTAGCGTTTGGCGCAATGGCTATCAGCGCTATAAAAATGCTTAACGACGGAACTTTACAAGCTAGTTCGGCAACAAACGAATACAAAAAAGCTTTAGATGGTGTAAAGTCAGCTTGGACTGACATTATAAAACAAAATCAATCAGCTATATTCACATCTTTAGCAAATGGTTTAAACACCGTTAAAACAGCAATGCAGAGCTTACAACCGTTTTTCAGCGGTATTTCAAGAGGAATGGAAGAGGCGTCTCAAAGCGTGCTTAAATGGGCTCAAAACAGCGGTGTAGCATCAAGGTTCTTCAACATGATGAATACAACTGGTGTTTCGGTATTTAACAAACTATTAAGTGCTGCAGGCGGTTTCGGTGACGGATTAGTCAATGTATTCACACAATTAGCACCACTGTTTCAATGGTCGGCTGATTGGTTGGATAGATTAGGTCAATCTTTCTCTAATTGGGCTAATAGTGCAGCTGGAGAAAATTCGATAACTCGATTTATTGAATACACAAAAACAAACTTACCTGTCATTGGTAATATTTTTAAAAATGTGTTCGTTGGAATTAATAATCTAATGAATGCATTCAGCGGATCATCAACTGGAATTTTTCAATCTCTTGAACAAATGACGGCTAAGTTTAGAGAATGGTCTGAACAAGTTGGCCAATCTCAAGGCTTCAAAGACTTTGTCAGTTATGTACAAACAAATGGTCCACTAATAATGCAATTAATTGGAAACATCGCAAGAGGATTAGTTGCATTCGCAACAGCAATGGCTCCTATAGCTAGTGCAGTATTACGCGTTGCAGTAGCAATAACTGGTTGGATAGCTAACTTATTTGAGGCGCATCCAGCTACAGCACAATTAGTCGGTGTCATCATCACTTTAGTTGGTGCATTTAGATTTTTAATACCGATTATTCTTGCTGTATCTAACTTTATGGGTGGCGGATTAATAGGTAGAATCATTGCGTTAGTAAGTAAGTTCGGTTTATTAAGAGCGGGATTAACAATTTTAAAAGGTGCGTTCATGTTATTAAAAGGACCATTAAAAATTATATCAGTTATATTCCAATTGTTATTCGGTAAGATTGGATTAATTAGAAATGCTATCACAGGACTAGTAACTGTGTTTGGTATTTTAGGTGGTCCAATAACAATAGTTATCGGTGTAATCGCTGCATTAATAGCTATATTCGTTTTATTGTGGAATAAAAATGAAGGATTCAGAAACTTTATTATAAATGCTTGGAATGCGATAAAAACGTTTATGGTTACAGTTTGGAATGTGTTGAAAACTGTAGCTTCGGTTGTATGGAATGCTATTTTAAAAGCTATCACTACAGCAGTATCAAATGTATACAATTTTATAATGATTATTTGGAATCAAATAGCCGCTTATTTGCAAGGGCTATGGAATGGAATTATCGCTATTGCAACAACAGTGTGGAACCTTTTAGTTACAATCATCACAACTGTTTTCACAACGATAATGACAATAGTTATGACGATATGGACAGCTATTTGGACATTCTTAAGTACAATCTGGAACACGATAATTACAATCGCTACTACGATTTGGAATTTGTTAGTCACTGTAATAACTACTGTGTTTACAACAATCATGACTATCGCAATGACAATTTGGAATGCTATTTGGACGTTCTTACAAACGTTGTGGAACACTATAGTTACTGTGGCAACTAAGGTTTGGAACGCTATCACTACAGCTATATCTACTGCGTTACAAGCGGCATGGAGTTTTATTTCTAATATATGGAATACGATTTGGAGTTTCTTATCTGGTATATTAACGACGATTTGGAATAAAGTTGTAAGTATATTCACACAAGTTGTATCAACTATATCGGACAAAATGTCTCAAGCTTGGAACTTCATCGTGACTAAAGGTATGCAATGGGTATCTACTATAACAAGTACGCTAATTAACTTTGTTAATAGAGTTATTCAAGGATTCGTTAATGTTGTAAACAAAGTTAGTCAAGGTATGACAAATGCAGTAAATAAAATAAAAAGCTTTATAGGAGATTTTGTGTCTGCAGGTGCTGATATGATCCGTGGTTTAATTAGAGGTATTGGACAAATGGCTGGTCAATTAGTAGATGCAGCTAAAAATGTTGCTAAGAAAGCTTTAGATGCAGCTAAAAGTGCTTTGGGTATTCACTCACCTTCACGTGAATTCATGGATGTTGGTATGTATTCAATGCTAGGTTTCGTTAAAGGTATAGATAATCATTCAAGTAAAGTTATCCGTAATGTTTCTAATGTTGCAGATAAAGTAGTTGATGCATTTCAACCTACATTAAACGCACCTGACATTTCTAGTATTACAGGAAACTTAAGTAATTTAGGTGGAAATATAAATGCGCAAGTACAACACACACATTCTATTGAAACATCACCGAACATGAAAACTGTTAAAGTTGAATTCGATGTCAATAACGATGCGCTTACTAGTATTGTTAACGGCAGAAATGCTAAACGCAATTCTGAGTATTACTTATAAAGGAGGTTACAAATGGACATAGAATTAACAAAAAAAGATGGTACTGTAATCAAATTAAGTGAATACGGGTTTATCGTTAACGATATAGTAATTGATAGCATGCAAATCAACACAAAGTATCAAGACAAAGAAAATATGAACGGTCGCATATTAATGGGGAGCAATTATATCAGTAGAGATATAGTTGTTCCTTGTTTTTGTAAAGTAAAAAATCGTTCAGACATTGCTTATATGCGAGATATGTTGTATTCGTTAACTACTGATATAGAACCAATGTATTTACGAGAAATCAGAAGAAAAGAAGAGTTGAATTACAGGTTTACTCAACCAACTTCTGATGATTACGTGAAATTAGATAAAAACAACTTCCCGGATTATGAATATTCAAGACACAATCAACAAATTTATGTAAACGGTAAACAGTATAAAGTTATTTTTAACGGAGTTATAAACCCTAAGCAAAAAGGTAATAAAGTTTCTTTTGAACTAAAATTCGAAACTACAGAATTGCCATACGGTGAAAGTATTGGAACAAGTCTAGAGTTAGAAGAAAACAAAAAGGTTGGATTGTGGTCGTTTGATTTTAATATCGATTGGCATGCAGGCGGGGATAAGCGCCAGTATACATTTGAAAATGTTAGCAAAGATACAGTTTACTATCATGGTAGCGCTCCTAACGACCAATTCAACATGTATAAAAAGATAACAATTATTTTGGGCGAAGATACAGAATCGTTTGTATGGAATTTAACGCATGCTGAAATAATGAAAATCGAAGGGATCAAACTAAAAGCTGGAGACAGAATTGTTTATGATAGCTTCCGAGTTTATAAAAACGGTGTTGAAATAAGTACCGAAACGAATATAGCCCAACCAAAATTTAAATACGGAGCTAATAAATTTGAGTTTAATCAAACGGTACAAAAAGTTCAGTTTGATTTGAAATTTTATTATAAGTAGGTGTCAGAATGACAATAACTATTAAACCACCTAAAGGTAATGGCGCACCTGTACCAGTAGAAACAACTTTAGTAAAAAAAGTTAATGCTGACGGTGTATTAACTTTTGATATTCTTGAAGATAAATACACATACGAAGTTATTAACGCAATTGGTAAAAGATGGATTGTTAGTCATGTCGAAGGTGAAAACGACAAGAAAGAATATGTAATAACTGTCATTGATAGGAAATCAGAAGGCGACAGACAACTGGTTGAATGTACTGCTAGAGAAATTCCTATAGACAAGTTAATGATTGATAGGATTTATGTTAATGTAACAGGATCTTTTACAGTAGAAAGATATTTTAACATTGTGTTTCAAGGTACTGGAATGCTTTTTGAAGTCGAAGGTAAGGTTAAGTCTTCGAAGTTTGAAAATGGTGGTGAAGGCGATACAAGGTTGGAAATGTTTAAAAAGGGATTAGAACATTTCGGTTTAGAATATAAAATAACGTATGACAAAAAGAAAAGCAGATATAAGTTTGTATTGACGCCTTTTGCAAATCAAAAAGCGTCTTACTTTATTTCTGACGAAGTCAACGCCAACGCTATAAAACTTGAAGAAGACGCAAGTAACTTCGCCACCTTCATTAGAGGATACGGGAGTTATTCTGGAGAAGAAACATATGAACACGCTGGACTTGTTATGGAGGCTAGAAGCGCATTAGCTGAAATATACGGTGATATACACGCAGAACCTTTTAAAGATGGCAAAGTGACTGATCAAGAAACAATGGATAAAGAATTACAATCTAGATTAAAAAAATCTTTAAAACAGTCACTATCTTTAGATTTTTTAGTTTTAAGAGAAGCCTACCCCGAAGCAGACCCGCAACCTGGTGACATAGTTCAAATAAAGTCTACTATTTTGGGACTTAACGACTTAGTACGTATAGTAGAAATTAAAACGATTAGAGATATAAATAATGTAATTGTAAAGCAAGATGTAACGCTTGGTGAATTTAATCGAGAACAACGATATATGAAGAAAGTAAATACTGCTGCTAACTATGTTTCTGGATTAAATGACGTTAACCTTTCCAACCCTAGTAAAGCGGCAGAAAACTTAAAATCTAAAGTTGCATCAATAGCTAAATCAACACTCGATTTAATGAGTAGAACTGATTTGATTGAAGATAAACAACAGAAGGTAAGCTCTAAAACTGTAACTACATCTGACGGCACTATCGTTCATGATTTTGTAGATAAATCAAACATTAAAGATGTAAAAACGATTGGAACGATTGGCGATTCTGTAGCTAGAGGATCACATGCGAAAACTAATTTCACAGAAATGTTAGGCAAGAAGTTAAAAGCTAAAACGACCAACCTTGCAAGAGGTGGCGCAACAATGGCAACAGTTCCAATAGGTAAAGAAGCGGTAGAAAACAGCATTTATAGACAAGCAGAGCAAATAAGAGGAGACCTAATCATATTACAAGGTACAGATGATGACTGGTTACATGGTTATTGGGCAGGCGTACCGATAGGCTCTGATAAAACCGACACTAAAACGTTTTACGGCGCCTTTTGTTCTGCAATTGAAGTTATCAGGAAAAATAATCCAGTTTCAAAAATACTTGTAATGACAGCTACTAGGCAATGCCCTATGAGTGGTACAACGATACGCCGTAAAGATACGGACAAAAACAAACTAGGGTTAACTTTAGAGGATTATGTCAATGCTCAGATATTGGCTTGTAGTGAATTGGATGTACCAGTATATGATGCCTATCATACAGATTATTTTAAGCCATATAATCCAGCGTTCAGAAAATCAAGTATGCCAGACGGATTGCATCCGAACGAGAGGGGTCATGAAGTTATTATGTACGAACTTATTAAAAATTATTACCAGTTTTACGGATAGAAAAGGAGGAAGACATGGATAACAAATTAATTACAGACTTAAGTAGAGTCTTTGACTACAGATATGTAGATGAAAATGAGTATAACTTTAAACTTATTTCAGACATGCTGACGGATTTTAATTTCTCTCTTGAATACCATAGAAATAAAGAGGTATTTGCACATAATGGAGAGCAAATAAAGTATGAGCATTTAAATGTCACAAGTAGCGTCTCTGATTTTTTAACGTATTTAAATGGCCGTTTTAGCAACATGATAATAGGTCATAACGGCGACGGTATCAACGAAGTAAAAGACGCGCGTGTTGATAATACTGGTTATGATCATAAGACATTGCAAGATCGTTTGTATCATGATTATTCAACACTAGATGCTTTCACTAAAAAGGTTAAGAAAGCTGTAGATGAAAACTATAAAGAATATCGAGCTACAGAATACCGATTCGAACCAAAAGAGCAAGAACCGGAATTCATCACAGATTTATCGCCATATACTAACGCAGTAATGCAATCATTTTGGGTAGACCCTAGAACGAAAATTATTTATATGACGCAAGCTCGTCCAGGTAATCATTACATGTTATCTAGATTGAAGCCCAACGGACAATTTATTGATAGATTGCTTGTTAAAAACGGCGGTCACGGTACACACAATGCGTATAGATACATTGATGGAGAATTATGGATTTATTCAGCTGTATTGGACAGTAACAAAAACAACAAGTTTGTACGTTTCCAATATAGAACTGGAGAAATAACTTATGGTAATGAAATGCAAGATGTCATGCCGAATATATTTAACGACAGATATACGTCAGCGATTTATAATCCTATAGAAAATTTAATGATTTTCAGACGTGAATATAAAGCTTCTGAAAGACAAGCTAAGAATTCATTGAATTTCATTGAAGTAAGAAGTGCTGACGATATTGATAAAGGTATAGACAAAGTATTGTATCAAATGGATATACCTATGGAATACACTTCAGATACACAACCTATGCAAGGTATCACTTATGATGCAGGTATCTTATATTGGTATACAGGTGATTCGAATACAGCCAACCCTAACTACTTACAAGGTTTCGATATAAAAACAAAAGAATTGTTATTTAAACGACGTATCGATATTGGCGGTGTGAATAATAACTTTAAAGGAGACTTCCAAGAAGCTGAGGGTCTAGATATGTATTACGATCTAGAAACAGGACGTAAAGCACTTTTAATAGGGGTAACTATTGGACCTGGTAATAACAGACATCACTCAATTTATTCTATCGGCCAAAGAGGTGTTAACCAATTCTTAAAAAACATTGCACCTCAAGTATCGATGACTGATTCAGGTGGACGTGTTAAACCGTTACCAATACAGAACCCAGCATATCTAAGTGATATTACGGAAGTTGGTCATTACTATATCTATACGCAAGACACACAAAATGCATTAGATTTCCCGTTACCGAAAGCGTTTAGAGATGCAGGGTGGTTCTTGGATGTACTGCCTGGACACTATAATGGTGCTCTAAGACAAGTACTTACCAGAAACAGCACAGGTAGAAATATGCTTAAATTCGAACGTGTCATTGACATTTTCAATAAGAAAAACAACGGAGCATGGAATTTCTGTCCGCAAAACGCCGGTTATTGGGAACATATCCCTAAGAGTATTACAAAATTATCAGATTTAAAAATCGTTGGTTTAGATTTCTATATCACTACTGAAGAATCAAAACGATTTACTGATTTTCCTAAAGACTTTAAAGGTATTGCAGGTTGGATATTAGAAATAAAATCGAATACACCAGGTAACACAACACAAGTATTAAGACGTAATAACTTCCCGTCTGCGCATCAATTTTTAGTTAGAAACTTTGGTACTGGTGGCGTTGGTAAATGGAGTTTATTCGAGGGAAAGGTGGTTGAATAATGGTAGTAGATAATTTTTCGAAAGACGATAACTTAATCGAGTTACAAACAACATCACAATATAATCCAATTATTGACACAAACATCAGTTTCTATGAATCAGATAGAGGAACTGGTGTTTTAAATTTTGCAGTAACTAAGAATAACAGACCGTTATCTATAAGTTCTGAACATGTTAAAACATCTATCGTGTTAAAAACCGATGATTATAACGTAGATAGAGGCGCTTATATTTCAGACGAATTAACGATAGTAGACGCAATTAATGGGCGTTTGCAGTATGTGATACCGAATGAATTTTTAAAACATTCAGGCAAGGTGCATGCTCAGGCATTCTTTACACAAAACGGGAGTAATAATGTTGTTGTTGAACGTCAATTTAGCTTCAATATTGAAAATGATTTAGTTAGTGGATTTGATGGTATAACAAAGCTTGTTTATATCAAATCTATTCAAGATACTATCGAAGCTGTCGGTAAAGACTTTAACCAATTAAAGCAAAATATGGCTGATACACAAACGTTAATAGCAAAAGTGAATGATAGTGCGACAAAAGGCATTCAACAAATCGAAATCAAGCAAAACGAAGCTATACAAGCTATTACTGCGACGCAAACTAGTGCAACACAAGCTGTTACAGCTGAAGTCGATAAAATAGTTGAAAAAGAGCAAGCGATTTTTGAACGTGTTAACGAAGTTGAACAACAAATCAATGGCGCTGACCTTGTTAAAGGTAATTCAACAACAAATTGGCAAAAGTCTAAACTTACAGATGATTACGGTAAAGCAATTGAATCGTATGAGCAGTCCATAGATAGCGTTTTAAGCGCAGTTAACACATCTAGGATTATTCATATTACTAATGCAACAGATGCGCCAGAAAAGACGGATATAGGCACGTTAGAGAAGCCTGGACAAGATGGTGTTGATGACGGTTCTTCGTTCGATGAATCAACTTATACATCAAGCAAATCTGGTGTGTTAGTTGTTTATGTTGTTGATAATAATACTGCTCGTGCAACATGGTACCCAGACGATTCAAACGATGAGTACACAAAATACAAAATCTACGGCACATGGTACCCGTTTTATAAAAAGAATGATGGAAACTTAACTAAGCAATTTGTTGAAGAAACGTCTAACAACGCTTTAAATCAAGCTAAGCAGTATGTAGATGATAAATTCGGAACAACGAGCTGGCAACAACATAAGATGACAGAGGCGAATGGTCAATCAATTCAAGTTAACTTAAATAATGCGCAAGGCGATTTGGGATATTTAACTGCTGGTAATTACTATGCAACAAGAGTGCCGGATTTACCAGGTAGCGTTGAAAGTTATGAGGGTTATTTATCGGTATTCGTTAAAGATGATACAAACAAGCTATTTAACTTCACACCTTATAACTCTAAAAAGATTTACACACGATCAATCACAAACGGCAGACTTGAGCAACAGTGGACAGTTCCTAATGAACATAAATCAACGGTATTGTTCGACGGTGGCGCAAATGGTGTAGGTACAACAATCAATCTAACTGAACCGTACACAAACTATTCTATTTTGTTGGTAAGTGGAACTTATCCAGGTGGCGTTATTGAGGGATTCGGACTAACCGCATTACCTAACGCGATTCAATTGAGTAAAGCGAATGTAGTTGACTCAGACGGCAACGGTGGCGGTATTTATGAGTGCTTACTATCCAAAACAAGTAGCACTACTTTAAGAATAGATAACGATGTGTACTTTGATTTAGGTAAAACATCAGGTTCTGGAGCGAATGCCAACAAAGTTACTATAACTAAAATTATGGGGTGGAAATAATGAAAATCACAGTAAACGATAAAAACGAAGTTATCGGATTCGTTAATACTGGCGGTTTACGCAATAGTTTAGATGTAGATGATAACAATGTGCCTATTAAATTTAAAGAAGAGTTCGAACCTAGAAAGTTTGTTTTCACTAACGGCGAAATTAAATACAATAGCAATTTCGAAAAAGAAGACGTACCGAATGCATCAAACCAACAAAGTGCGTCAGATTTAAGTGATGAGGAACTTCGCGGAATGGTTGCGAGTATGCAAATGCAGGTGGCACAAGTAAACGTATTAACAATGGAATTAGCTCAACAAAACGCTATGTTAACACAACAGTTGACTGAACTGAAAACTAACAAAACAAGTACTGAGGGGGACGTTTAAATAATGAAGATGATTTATCCAACTTTTAAAGACATTAAAACTTTTTATGTTTGGGGTTACTATAAAAACGAGCAAATTAAGTGGTACGTAGACAAGGGTTTAATCGATAAAGAAGAATACGCTTTAATCACTGGAGAAAAATATCCAGAAACAAAAGATGAAAAGTCACAGGTGTAATGCTTGTGGCTTTTTAATTTGAATAAAGTGGGTGGCATAATGTTTGGATTTACCAAACGACATGAACAAGATTGGCGTTTAACGCGATTAGAAGAAAATGATAAGACTATGTTTGAAAAATTCGACAGAATAGAAGATAGTCTTAGAGCGCAAGAAAAGATTTATGACAAATTAGATAGAAATTTTGAAGAATTAAAGCGCGACAAGGTAGAAGATGAAAAGAATAAAGAAAAGAATGCCAAGAATATTAGAGACATAAAAATGTGGGTTCTAGGTTTGATAGGGACTATCTTCAGTACGATTGTCATAGCTTTACTAAGAACTATTTTTGGTATTTAAAGGAGGTGATTACCATGCTTAAAGGGATTTTAGGATATAGCTTCTGGGCGTGCTTCTGGTTTGGTAAATGTAAATAACAGTTAAGAGTCAGTGCTTCGGCACTGGCTTTTTATTTTGATTGAAATGAGGTGCATACATGGGATTACCTAATCCAAAAAATAGAAAGCCCACAGCTAGTGAAGTGGTTGAATGGGCGTTATATATCGCTAAAAACAAAATAGCTATTGATGTACCTGGTTCTGGAATGGGAGCACAATGCTGGGATTTACCTAATTATTTACTCGATAAATATTGGGGATTTAGAACATGGGGAAATGCTGATGCTATGGCTCAGAAATCTAATTATAGAGGTAGAGATTTCAAGATAATTAGAAATACAAAAGATTTTGTACCACAACCAGGCGACTGGGGTGTTTGGACTGGTGGTTGGGCAGGACATGTAAACATTGTAGTGGGACCATGCACAAAAGACTATTGGTATGGCGTAGATCAAAACTGGTATACAAATAACGCAACAGGAAGTCCGCCATATAAAATTAAGCACTCTTATCATGATGGACCAGGTGGAGGAGTTAAATATTTTGTTAGACCACCATATCATCCGGAGAAATCTACGCCGGCACCTAAACCCGAAGATGATAGTGATGATAACGAAAAAAATAATAAAAAAGTTCCAATTTGGAAAGATGTAACAACTATAAAGTACACAATTTCTAGCCAAGAAGTTAATTATCCAGAATATATTTATCACTTTATAGTAGAGGGTAATCGACGACTCGAAAAACCTAAAGGGATAATGATTAGAAACGCTCAAACAATGAGCTCGGTAGAAAGTTTATATAACAGTAGAAAGAAATATAAGCAAGATGTAGAATATCCACACTTTTATGTTGATAGACATAATATTTGGGCTCCTAGAAGAGCCGTATTTGAAGTTCCTAATGAAGCTGATTATATAGTTATAGACGTATGTGAAGATTATAGTGCGAGTAAAAACGAATTTATTTTTAACGAGATTCACGCAATGGTTGTAGCTGTAGATATGATGATCAAATATGAGATACCTCTAAGTATTGAGAATTTAAAAGTAGACTATAGTATTTGGCGTTCAATGTTGGAACATGTTAATTGGAATATGATTGACAACGGTGTTCCCCCTAAAGATAAATACGAAGCATTAGAAAAGGCATTACTTAATATATTTAAAAACAGAGAAAAAATATTAAATTCTATAACTAAACCAACAGTAACAAAATCTAGAATAAAAGTTATGGTAGATAATAAAAACGCTGATATAGCGAATGTAAGAGACTCATCACCAACAGCTAATAATGGCTCGGCATCTAAACAACCGCAGATCATAACAGAAACGAGTCCTTATACATTCAAACAAGCACTGGATAAACAAATGGCAAGAGGTAACCCGAAAAAATCTAATGCTTGGGGTTGGGCTAACGCTACACGAGCACAAACGAGCTCGGCAATGAATGTTAAACGAATATGGGAAAGTAACACACAGTGCTACCAAATGCTTAATTTAGGCAAGTATCAAGGTGTTTCAGTTAGCGCACTTAATAAGATACTTAAAGGTAAGGGAACATTGAATAATCAAGGTAAAGCGTTCGCAGAAGCTTGTAAAAAACACAACATTAATGAAATTTATTTAATCGCGCATGCTTTCTTAGAAAGTGGATATGGAACAAGTAACTTCGCTAACGGAAAAGATGGAGTATACAACTACTTCGGCATTGGCGCTTACGACAACAATCCTAACTACGCAATGACGTTTGCAAGGAATAAAGGTTGGACATCTCCAGCAAAAGCAATCATGGGCGGTGCTAGCTTCGTAAGAAAGGATTACATCAATAAAGGTCAAAACACGTTGTACCGAATTAGATGGAATCCTAAGAATCCAGCTACCCACCAATACGCTACTGCTATAGAGTGGTGCCAACATCAAGCAAGTACAATCGCTAAGTTATATAAACAAATCGGCTTAAAAGGTATCTACTTCACAAGGGATAAATATAAATAAAGAGGTGTATAAATGTACAAAATAAAAGATGTTGAAACGAGAATAAAAAATGATGGTGTTGACTTAGGTGACGTTGGCTGTCGATTTTACACTGAAGATGAAAATACAGCATCTATAAGAATAGGTATCAATGACAAACAAGGTCGTATCGATCTAAAAGCACATGGCTTAACACCTAGATTACATTTGTTTATGGAAGATGGCTCTATATTCAAAAATGAGCCCCTGATTATCGACGATGTTGTAAAAGGGTTCCTTACCTACAAGATACCTAAAAAGGTTATCAAACACGCTGGTTATGTTCGCTGTAAGCTGTTTTTAGAGAAAGAAGAAGAAAAAATACATGTCGCAAACTTTTCTTTCAATATCATTGATAGTGGTATTGAATCTGCTGTAGCAAAAGAAATCGATGTTAAATTGGTAGATGATGCTATTACGAGAATCTTAAAAGATAACGCGACAGATTTATTGAGCAAAGACTTTAAAGAGAAAATAGATAAAGATGTTATTTCTTACATCGAAAAGAATGAAAGTAGATTTAAAGGTGCGAAAGGTGATAAAGGCGAACCGGGACAACCTGGTGCAAAAGGTGAAGCAGGTAAAAAAGGAGAACAAGGCGTACCCGGTAAAAACGGTACTGTAGTATCAATCAATCCTGACACTAAAATGTGGCAAATTGATGGTAAAGATACAGATATCAAAGCAGAACCTGAGTTATTGGACAAAATCAATATCGCAAATGTTGAAGGGTTAGAAAATAAATTGCAAGAAGTTGAAAAAATCAAAGATACAACTCTCAACGACTCTAAAACGTATACGGATTCAAAAATTGCTGAACTAGTTGATAGCGCGCCTGAATCTATGAATACATTAAGAGAATTAGCAGAAGCAATACAAAATAACTCTATTTCAGAAAGTGTATTGCAACAGATTGGCTCAAAAGTTAGTACAGAAGATTTTGAGAGATTCAAGCAATCATTAAACAGTTTGTATGCAGATAAAAATCATAGTCATACAATCAAACAGATTGAAGGATTAGAAAATGCTTTATCAAAAAAATCAGACATAAATCACAGTCATGATGAACGTTATCTTTTATCATCAAATGCTTTTACAAAAGAGGAAGCAGATAAACTTTATCAACCTATCGGTTCTTCGCAGCCGTCACTGAATATTTGGACAGGCAGTGAAACAGAATATAATTATTTGTATCAAAAAGACCCTAATACACTTTACTTAATTAAGGGGTGATTTTTATGGAAGGTAATTTTAAAAATGTAAAGAAGCTTATTTACGAAGGCGAAGAATATACAAAAGTATATGCTGGAAATATCCAAGTATGGAAAAAGCCTTCATCTTTTGTAATAAAACCCTTACCTAAAAATAAATATCCGGATAGCATAGAAGAATCAACAGCAAAATGGACAATAAACGGAGTTGAACCTAATAAAAGTTATCAGGTGACAATAGAAAATGTACGTAGCGGTATAATGAGGGTTTCGCAAACTAATTTAGGTTCAAGTGATTTAGGAATATCAGGAGTCAATAGCGGAGTTGCAAGTAAAAATATCAACTTTAGTAATCCTTCAGGGATGTTGTATGTCACTATAAGTGATGTTTATTCAGGATCTCCAACATTGACCATTGAATAATTTTAAACGACTAATTTTTTAGTCGTTTTTTATTTTGGAAAAAAGGAGCAAACAAATGGATGCAAAAGTAATAACAAGATACATCGTATTGATCTTAGCATTAGTAAATCAATTCTTAGCGAACAAAGGTATTAGCCCGATTCCAGTAGACGATGAGACTATATCATCAATAATACTTACTGTTGTTGCTTTATATACTACGTATAAAGACAATCCAACATCTCAAGAAGGTAAATGGGCAAATCAAAAGCTAAAGAAATATAAAGCTGAAAACAAGTATAGAAAAGCAACAGGGCAAGCGCCAATTAAAGAAGTAATGACACCTACGAATATGAACGACACAAATGATTTAGGGTAGGTGTTGACCAATGTTGATAACAAAAAACCAAGCAGAAAAATGGTTTGATAATTCATTAGGGAAGCAGTTCAATCCTGATTTGTTTTATGGATTTCAGTGTTACGATTACGCAAATATGTTTTTTATGATAGCAACAGGCGAAAGGTTACAAGGTTTATACGCTTATAATATTCCATTTGATAATAAAGCAAGGATTGAAAAATACGGGCAAATAATTAAAAACTATGATAGCTTTTTACCGCAAAAGTTGGATATTGTCGTTTTCCCGTCAAAGTATGGTGGCGGAGCTGGACATGTTGAAATTGTTGAGAGCGCAAATTTAAACACTTTCACATCATATGGGCAAAATTGGAATGGTAAAGGTTGGACAAATGGCGTTGCGCAACCTGGTTGGGGTCCTGAAACTGTTACAAGACATGTTCATTATTACGATGACCCAATGTATTTTATTAGATTAAATTTCCCAGATAAAGTAAGTGTTGGAGATAAAGCTAAAAACGTTATTAAGCAAGCAACTGCCAAAAAGCAAGCAGTAATTAAACCTAAAAAAATTATGCTTGTAGCCGGTCATGGTTATAACGATCCTGGAGCAGTAGGAAACGGAACAAACGAACGCGATTTTATCCGTAAATATATAACGCCAAATATCGCTAAGTATTTAAGACATGCAGGTCATGAAGTTGCATTATATGGTGGCTCAAGTCAATCACAAGACATGTATCAAGATACTGCATACGGTGTTAATGTAGGAAATAATAAAGATTATGGATTATATTGGGTTAAATCACAGGGGTATGACATTGTTCTAGAGATTCATTTAGACGCAGCAGGAGAAAATGCAAGTGGTGGGCATGTTATTATCTCAAGTCAATTCAATGCGGATACTATTGATAAAAGTATACAAGATGTTATTAAAAATAACTTAGGACAAATAAGAGGTGTAACACCTCGTAATGATTTACTGAACGTTAATGTATCAGCAGAAATAAATATCAATTATCGTTTATCTGAATTAGGTTTTATTACTAATAAAAAAGATATGGATTGGATTAAGAAGAATTATGACTTGTATTCTAAATTAATAGCTGGTGCAATTCATGGTAAGCCTATAGGTGGTTTGGTAGCTGGTAATGTTAAAACATCAGTTAAAAACGATAAGAATCCACCAGTGCCAGCAGGTTACACACTCGATAAGAATAATGTACCGTATAAAAAAGAGACTGGTTATTATACAGTTGCCAATGTTAAAGGTAATAACGTAAGGGATAGCTATTCAACTAATTCAAGAATTACTGGTGTATTACCTAATAATGCAACAATCAAATATGACGGCGCATATTGCATCAATGGGTATAGATGGATTACTTATATTGCTAATAGTGGACAACGTCGTTATATAGCGACAGGAGAGGTAGATAAAGCAGGTAATAGGATAAGTAGTTTTGGTAAGTTTAGCACGATTTAGTATTTACTTAGAATAAAAATTTTGCTACATTAATTATAGGGAATCTTACAGTTATTAAATAACTATTTGGATGGATGTTAATATTCCTATACACTTTTTAACATTACTCTCAAGATTTAAATGTGCGTAACTGGCAGGTACTTCGGTACTTGCCTATTTTTTATGCAAATTTAAAAAAACACTTGCTTAATAAACAATTGTTTAGTATAATTATATTTGTAGGTTAGTTGATGACTTACAAATTATGTGTAAGGAGGTGAAAAGCCTCATGCTAGACATAATAAAAACACTTCTAGAACATCAAGTATTGGCAGTACTGATAATTCCAGAAGTGTTAAAACAACTTAGAGAATGGCATCTCGGCTACCTAGACCGAAAGCCAAACAACAAAGATTAACATTATGCTTGGAGCCTGACGGCTCCTCCTTACACTTATATAATATAATATTGTTTGGAGGTTTTCAATTATGACAGAACAAATGTATTTATTATTGTTTTTATTAAGCCTACCATTGTTATTATTTATCGGGAGAAAAACACATTTTTATTGTTTAGATAAAAAGAATGGACGTAGATAATATGAGTGATTATAAATTAAAAATAATTGAATTGATCAAAAGTGATATAACAGGTTACCAAATTCACAAACAAACTGGCGTAGCGCAATATGTAATTTCACAATTAAGGCAAGGAAAGCGCGAAGTAGATAACTTAACTTTAAATACAACTGAAAAACTATACAGTTACGCACGACAAGTGTTATAATATAAATGTGAAATGGTCATTCTTGAAATGACTCGGTCGCTACTGGCACAGACCGTTTAAAGTGTCACCACAACATGAACTGAGAATTCATATGACGTTGCTGACGAGCGACAAAGCTCTGTGTTCCTGGATGGGAGTAAGTTTGTGTGGTGGTGCATAACAAGTCGCTGAAATATTTGCGACATAATAAAGCATATTATCGGTTTTATTAAGTGCTAAAGGCACATCTTAACCACCCATACTAGTTACTGGGTGGTTGTTTTTTTATGTTATATTATAAATGATCAGACCACACCACCTATTAATTTAGGAGTGTGGTTATTTTAATATGTGAAGCTAAAATAACTACAAATGATACCATTTTTGATACCAAAAAATAATAACCTCAAAATTTCGAGAGAAATAACTTCATTTTAAATCGCATTAAATCAATGTTTCTATAAAAATAAGTCCTTAAAAATTAGTTTTTTCAATCGAAATGGAAGGTAGTATTGGATAGCTTTAAACCGCGTTGTTAAGCCATTCTTGACTTCCGAAAATGGCTATTGATACCATTTTGATAC